AGGAAAGAGAAGAACGGACACCCAAGATGGCTTCTCGGGCACGGTGTACGGCACCTGCTCGTTCACGCAAGCGCCCGAGGCTGACGGCACCTACACGCCCTACGCTGACCTGACGCAAGACCAAGTCTTGTCGTGGTGCTGGGCCTCTGGCGTGCCCAAGGAGGCCACTGAGGCGAACGTGGCGCAGCAGATCGAGATGCAGAAGAACCCCCCGGTGATCCAGCCGCCGCTGCCCTGGAGCGTGTGATGGCGAAGGACAAGCTCTTGCACGTGGCCCTTGGCGTTCTTGCCATCGTCTGCGCGCTGGGCGCGCTCTTCATCCACGCCTGGTTCGGCCTGGGCGCGTGCCTGGCTTACACCACGACCGCCGTGGGCGTGCTGTACGAGTGGCAGCAGTGGTATCGCAAAGAGGGCCAGCCCGACCCGCTCGACGCACTCGCAACCGCTGCGCCCGGATGGCTGGCGTGGCTTGTCTTGGAGATGATGAAGTGAGCCCACCCTACGACGGCCCAGAGCGGCGCACGGACACACTGACCGAGGATCGCGTGAAGCTGATGATCGCGGAGGCTGTGCAGCAGGCGCTGACCTCGCATGAGCAGCACCTGACGGCGCACATGGACAAGCAGTTCGCCTCGCTGCGGCAGACGTTCGCCGAAGCGTTCCCGGGCGGGGATCCGCATGGGCATCGCGTGGCGCATGAGCGGCAGATCGCCAACGCTTCGTGGTGGGACAAGGTGAAGTCCGACGCCTTCGCCAAGACCGCCTCGCTGGGCCTGTGGGCCGCGCTGGTGTTCCTGGCCGTGGGGGTGTGGGAGCACATCAAGAACGAAGTGAAGAGGTGAGCATGGAAGACATCCTGAGTGGCGGCATCCTGGGTTCGGTTTTCGGCGGCCTGTTCCGGCTGGCGCCTGAGGTCCTGAAGTTCTTCGACCGCAAGAACGAACGCCAGCACGAGTTGTCGATGTTCGACAAGCAGTGCGAGCTGGAGAAGGTTCGCGGCTCGCAGCGCATGCAAGAGATCGGTGCGCAGCACGCGATGGCCGTGGACGTCGGTGTCATGGACGCCGTGACAGCGGCGATCAACCAGCAGGCTGAGATGGTGAAGGCCGCCGGCAAGGGCTGGGTGGCCAGCCTGTCGGCCAGTGTGCGGCCGGTGGTGACGTACTGGCTGCTCTTCGTCTGGTCGTTCATTCACGTCTGGTTTGCTTGGAGCGCTTACCTCGCCGGGGCGTCCCCGAAGGAAGTGTTCCTGACCATGATGACGGCCGACTTTGCGGCGCTGGTGGCCGGCACTTTCAACTACTGGTTCCTCGATCGGACTCTGAAGCAGCGGGGGCTTGCGTGAACCTGGACGTCGCGGTCGCGCTGTGCAAGCAGTTCGAGGGGCTGTTCCTGAAGCCCTACATCTGCCCGGCCGGCGTGCCCACCATCGGGTATGGCGCGACCTACTACGAGGATGGCCGGCGAGTGTCCATGGACGACTCGCCGATCACCAAGGAGCGGGCCGAGGAGCTGCTGCTGTGGGAGCTGCGCAAGGTCTCCTCTGCGGCTGTGGTGAGGCTGTGCCCCGAACTGTTCGCCTGGAGCCTCACAAACGGTTCCTGGCGGGCTTTCAACGCCATCACGGACTTCACCTTCAACCTGGGCTCAGGAAGGCTCCAGACGTCCACCTTGAGGCGCAAGCTGCGGGCCCTTGACTGGGAGGGTGCCAAAGAGCAGCTGGCCCTCTGGAACCGCGGCGGCGGCCGTGTGCTGCCCGGCCTGGTGCGCCGGCGCGCGGCCGAGGTGGCTTTGCTGCCCTGAGGGGTATCACAATGCTGGTTTTCCACCTACAATCCACCGCGGATCAGTGCGCCCTGCGCACGGCCTGCACTGGCTCGCTGCGGCGGGCCATTTTTGTTTGAGGGCTACGCATGGCAACCACGGTCGAGAATCCGTTCGACACGCAACCGAAGTCGTCCGGCGGGATCATCACCAGCTCGATGCCAAGCACGACGAGCGTGTCTCAGTACACGCCGCAGCAGCGGGAGGTGAGCAGGGCGACGGAGACTGCCGGCGGGCAGGTGGAGTCGCTGCTGTCCAAAGACAGCCCGCTCATGCAGCGCGCGCGCACGCTGGCGATGCAGGGCATGAACCAGCGGGGACTGGTCAACAGCTCCATGGCGCAGGGCGCCGGCGTGGCGGCCATGATCGACCGCATCACGCCGATCGCGCAGCAGGACGCGCAGACCTACTCGAACCGCGCGCTCGCGAACCAGCAGGCCGTCAACGATGCCGGCGCGCTCAACGTGACCGAGCGCAACAAGTTCGGCCTGCAGCTCGGCGGCCAGGCCTTCACCGCCGCCGAGAATCAGGCGCAGCGCGAGTTCCAGACCCGCGAGCGCGTGGGGTCGCAGGCCTTCACCTCCGAGCAGAACACGGCCACGCAGGCATTCCAGGCCGCCCAGGCGCAGCTCGACCGCGCACAGCAGACGGCACTGGCCGACAAGTCGATCGAGGCTCAGCGCGCCCTGCAGGTTGCGCAGCAGACCTTCGAGGGCGCGCAGAACGAGCTCAACCGCGTCAACGCCAGGACCCTGCAGGAAAGCCAGCAGAGCTTCCAGGCGACGCAGAACCAGCTCGACAGGACGCAGCAGGTCAGCCTGCAGGCGGCGGCCCAGACCTTCCAGGCCTCTGAGGCCGAGAAGCAGCGGGCGGCCGAGATCATGCTGGCCGACAGGCAGATCACCGCGGCCGCCGCGCTCGAGCGCGCGCGGCAGGAGTTCCAGGGCAGCCAGGCCTCGATGGACCGCGCACAGCAGGAGAAGATCCTGGTGGCGCAGCAGAACTTCCAGGCCGCGCAGGGAGACCTCGACAGGGCGCAGCAGCGCGCCCTGGCCGATCAAAGCATCCAGGCCCAGCAGGAGCTGCAGGCGGCGCAGCAGCGCTTCCAGGGCGCGCAGGCCGAGCTCGACCGGCTGCAGCAGACGACGCTGCAAAAGGGTCAGCAGGAATTCGTGGCCGGCCAGTCTGCGCTCGACCGCGGCCAACAGATGGCGCTGCAGACGGCTGCCCAGCAATTCCAGGCCTCTCAGTCCGACATCGACCGGGCCCAGCAGCTCATGCTGGCGGACAAGAACATCACCGCCCAGCAGGCTCTGCAGAGGGCCCAGCAAGAGTTCCAGCGCGGCGAGTCGGCCCTGGACCGTTCGCAGCAGGCCTCGCTACAGGCCGCCGCTCAGCAGTTCCAGGCGTCGCAGGCCGACGTCGACAGGGCTCAGCAGATCATGCTGGCCGACAGGAACATCACGGCTCAGCAGGCCCTGCAGCGTGCGCAGCAGGAGTTCCAGCGTGGCGAGTCTGCGCTGGACCGCACACAGCAGGCTTCTCTGCAGCAGGCCCAGCAGGGCTTTCAGGCTGCCCAGGCTCAGCTCGATCGTGCGCAGCAGGTGGCCCTGGCTGACAAGTCGGTGGCGGCGCAGCAGGCCTTGCAGGTCGCGCAGCAGCAATTCGCTGCGGCGCAGGCGGAGCTTGACCGCTCGCAGCAGCGCTCCCTGCAGCAGAGCCAGCAGGCCTTCCAGGCCGGCGAGGGTCTGATCGCCAGGCAGTTCCAGGCGGAGCAGGCCGGCCTTGACCGGAGCCAGCAGGCCTCGATGCAGAAGGCGCAGCAGGACTTCCAGACCGCGCAGGCCGAGCTTGATCGTGCACAGCAGGTGGCGCTGTCGGACAAGTCGATTGCGGCCCAGCAGGCGCTGCAGAACGCGCAGCAGAACTTCTCTTCTGCGCAGGCGGAGCTTGACCGCACCCAGCAGATCCGCGTGCTGGCTGCGCAGCAGACGTTCCAGACCACCCAGGCTGAGCTTGACCGGGCTCAGCAGGTCGCGTTGGCTGACAAGAGCATCGGTGCTCAGCAGGCTCTGCAGGTGGCACAGCAGAACTTTGCCGCCGCCCAGGCGGACCTGGATCGGGCTCAGCAGACCAATCTGCAGACCTCCTCCCAGAACTTCCAGGCCACACAGCAGAAGGCCCAGCAAGACTTCGCGGATGCGCAGGCCAGGCTAGACCGCGCTCAGCAGGTTGCGCTGGCGGACAAGAGCATCGGCGCGCAGCAGGCTCTGCAGGCTGCGCAACAAAACTTCCAAAGCGCACAGGCGGAACTGGATCGGATCCAGCAGACGAACCTGCAGACCTCTTCGCAGAACTTCCAGTCGACGCTGCAGAAGGCCCAGCAGGACTTCTCCGAGGCGCAGGCCAAGCTGGATCGCGCCCAGCAGGTCGCCCTTGCCGACAAGAGCATCACTGCGCAGCAGGCGCTCCAGACCGCTCAGCAGGAGTTCCAGAGGACGCAGGCGGAGCTGGATCGCACGCAGCAGGCGACCCTGAGCGCCAACCAGATCACGGCCCAGAAGGACCTGCAGAAGGCGCAGCAAGACTTCTCCGCGACGCAGGCGCAGCTCGACCGGAACCAGCAAGAGGCGATGGTCAAGCTGCAGAACACGCTGTCCCAGGGGCAGGTGCCGAACACCTTCGCGGCCAACACCATGCAGAGCACCAGCTCTGCAATCAACGCTATCATCGCTGACGGGAACCTTACGCCGGACGCCAAGCGCGGCGCGATCGACAACATCATCGCCAACGCCAACGCGACGCTGCGGTGGGGCTCGGCCTTCTACAACACGTCGATGCCCACCATCACCGCCCCGGGCGCAGCGCCTGCCCCGGCGCCTGCCCCGGCGCCAAGCCCGGCGCCAGCTCCGCCAGGCGGCACCACTGGTGGGGGCATCGTCAACAGCGCGATGCAGCCTGACCAGTGGGGCCGCCTGCCAACCGATCCGGAGTACGGCGTGCGGCCGGACCCGCTTGAATCCACGGGCAGGTGATGCAGATCCGCCGCGCCACCTACCGCGACATCGTGGCGATCATCGACATCGCCGTGGAGTCGGTCACGCGCGATCCGCTGCCCGTCGTGATAGATCGCGATGCGATGCGCCAGATGGCCATGCAGTGCCTGAACCCAGCGCACTTCATGTGGGTGGCCGAGGACGACGACGGCCAGGTGGTTGCGTGCGTGGCCGCGATGGCCCAGAAGTCGTTCTGGTATCGCGGCCTGCAGTGCTCGGTGCTGCTGTACTACACGCGCAAGCCCGGCGCGGGAGCTGCGCTTCTGCGCGAGCTCACTCGCTGGGTGAAGGGTCGAACCGGCATCAAGGTGGCGGTGCTTGAGCTTGAGCCGACAGTGGACATCAGGCTGACCCGGTTCCTGAGGAGACTGGGATTCGATCGCAAGTCGATCAACATGACGTATGTGAGGAGATCACAGTGAGCAAGGTCGTCAGGGGCGTGGGTCGCGCCGTCAGCAAGGTCGTGAGCGGCGTGAAGAACGTCGTTAAGCAGGTGGCCAAGTCGAAGCTGGGCAAGGTGCTGATCGGCGCCGCGGCGCTGTACTTCGGCGTGCCCATGCTGGCCGGAGCCTTTGGAGGCGCAGCTGCCGGCGCGGCGGCTGGCTCTGGGGTTCTTGGCACCATAGGGGGCGCAGTGTCTGGCGGCCTATCAGGCGCGGCCGCCGGCATCTCGCAAGCCTGGGCGGGGCTGACCGGCGCGGCCTCCGCGCTGGGCGCCGGGTCGTTGTCTGGCGCGGGCAGCTCGCTGGCTGGCGGCTTCTCTCCGTCGGCGGCCTTCGCCGCGGGCGGCGGCGCTGCTGCTCCCGCCGGCGCCGCGGCCTTCACTGGTCAGACGATGACCGGCCTGCAGACAGTCGGCACAGACGTCGCCGGCTCGGCCGCGAAGTCCGTGTCCGCATCTCCCTGGACGCAGGGCCCCACCGGTCTCAACGTGCTGGCCAGCGAGGCCGGCAGGGCGGGGGCCGGCAGCACCGGCCTGATCGGCAAGATGATGGCCAGCCCTTATGCCGCGCCTGCGCTGATCAGCAGCGGCACGCAGCTCATCGGTGGCGTCATGCAGGGCTACGGCGCGCGACAGGAGCAAAAGCGTGTCGAGGACATGGACGCGCAGAAGCTGGGCACCTACAACCGCAACATCGGCACGCGCCTGTTCTGAAAGGACTCATCATGCCCGGACTGATCAACGAGCAGATGGCGCCGGCGCAGGGCGCGCCCGCGCCCGAAGGCACGCCCGCCGATTCGCCACAGGGCGAAGAGGACGCGAACAGCAACCCGGAGTACGTCACGGCGCTGAAGTTCGCGATGCAGGCTTTGTACGACAAGGGCGCTGCGGAGGGCGTGGCCGAGGGTCTGCGCACCGCGCGCGACCCGGTGGAGGGTCTGGCCAACACGGCCTACGAGATCACCTCGATCGTCGACGAGCGCACGCAGGGGCAGGTCCCTGACGAGCTTTTCGCGCTGCTGGCCACGAAGATCCTGCAGGAGGTGGCCGACGTCGGCGAGGCGGCGGGCATGAACTACAAGCCGGCCGACGTGGCGTCTGCCCTCAAGCAGATGATCCTGCGCTACCTCGGCGAGCAGGGGATGGACACGACGCAACTGCAGCAGGCCATGGACCAGGTTGACCCTGAGGAGTTCAACCGCATGGCCATGGAGGGCGGAGAGCAGGAAGAGGAGATGCCGGCATGAGCGGACTCATTTGGAGCGGGATCGGCCAGGGCATTGCCAATGCCGGCTCGACCATGGGCAACTACATGATGCAGTCTGCCCTGCAAGACGACAGGCAAGAGGAGCGCCGCCGCGAACGCGAGGAGGAGGCCAAGCGCCAGGCCGAGCGCGACGCGCTGTACCGGCGGCCGGCGGATCAGCAGGGCGCGGGCCGAGCCGGTGGCGATGGCGCCATGTCGGCTGCGGACATCGGGGAGGGCGGCAGGGACGAGGGCATGCTTGCGCGCCGCGCCGGCATGACGGTACCCGAGCTGCGTGCGATGCGGCGCTACTCCGAGACCGGCAACACCGAGCCGTTCAAGCGCGAGAGCAACAAGGTGACGACCAAAGACACCGGGGACCAGTACAACCCCGAGGTGGAGTCGCAGATCGTCAAGGAGCTTCCTCCCGGGTTCGAGCGCGAGGCGCGCGCGAAGCTGCAGACGCTGGCTAAGATCGAGGAGTCGTACCGCCTGGGCGGCAAGTACGACGACGTGACCAAGGGTCGCCGTAACCAGCAAGAGATCGACATGTCAGAGGCGGCCATCGCCAAGCCTGACGCGGCCGGCATCATCGGCCAGGGCATGGCTGCTGGCGCGGGCAAGGACCTGGTCGGCGGTGACAGCAACGTCACGCGCAACAAGTTCACCGGCGCCACCAGCACGACGCCGGTTGGCGAGTCCGTTATTGTCGAGAACAGGGCGCAGGCAGACCGGGCAAAGCGCGAGCAGCCCGGCAGGAGCGAGGAGCTGCCGACTCTGCAGCAGATGCGCAAGTCCGCCGAGGAGACGCTGCGCGATGCGCGCAAGGCTCTGACCGAGTTCGACAAGCTGAATCCGGGCGACCTCTCCAGGCCCGGCAAGGAGAAGCTGCTGTCTCAGCGACAGGCCCTTGAAGCCGAGGTCGCGGGCGCGCGCGACGAGCTCAAGAAGATCTCCGGCCGGCTGAGCAGGCGTCTGGATGAGGCGGCGGGCGCGCCGGCTCCCGCACCTGCGCCCGGCAAGAGTGAGAAGCCGCCGGCCATTGCCGAGGTTCAGGGCGCGCCAGCTGGCTCTACCATCGGGGCATTCGTGGGCGGCCGCGGCTGGGAAGTCAAGGACAAGTCGGGCAAGGTCATCGGCTACGTCAGGAAGTAAGCATGCGTTTCGTACCCCTCTCCGAGTTCGAGAAAGAAGAAGAGCAGAAGGGCTTTCGCTTCGTCCCGATTGAGGAGGTCGCTGCGGCGGAGACCATCGACTACTCCGATGCGGCGACGGCCATGCAGGGGACCGTGCCGGCTTCAGCTCCGGCCCCCGTGTCACGCAGCTTCGTGAGCGAGCAGGAGGAAAGGAGCCTTCCCGAAGGTTTGGCGAAGTTCAATCGCGCTGCTCGCTTGAAATCCAAGGCTGAGCAGACGCCGGGGGGTCTGATTGACACGGCAAAGGACATGGGCCTGTCCTTCCTGCAGGGGGCCATGGACGTCACCTCTCTGCCGATTGCCGCCTACGAGCAAGCCACAGGCGACAAGGATTCTCTGCTGCGCCGCTTCTTCCGGCGTGGCCAGGAGGCGGCCGAGGATCTGAAGTCGGACAAGGCCAAGGCCAACCGCGCCGCCACCGCCGCCGCCATCGAGGCGGCGGAGACGTGGCAGGAGGCCCTTGCGGTCGGCATCGTCGAGGGATTCAGCGACCCGAGCAACACGGCCAGCACGCTGGCCCGCATGGTCCCTCAACTCGTCGCCGGTGGTGGGCTTGGCCGTGCGGCCGAGCTCGGCACAAAGGGTCTCATCAACGTCGCCCGAGGCGCCCCCGTAGCGGCGGCCATGACGGGCCGCGCCGCGGGCCTGGCAGAGGCTGGCGCCAGCGCTGTGGGTGCGGTGCAAGGCGCCGCCTCCAGGATCGCCGCCAGCCCCGTCGGCAGGTTCATTCCCTCCGTCGCCACGGCCGGCGCCGTCGGTGGCGCTGCGATCATGCAGGGCGACAGCGTCGGCGAGGAGGTCTACAAGGAGCTGACCGAGAACCCGCAGATCGACGTGCGGAGGTGGGCCGAAAGCGACCCCGGCTTCCAGCCCCTGTTCGACGAGCTGATGAAGACGCCCGTTGACGAGATCCGAGACGACCCCGTCTTTCAGCAGAAGCTCAGTGCTCAGGCCGACTTCCTTCCGCCGGAGAAAGATCCAACCGAGTCGGCGAAGCGGGCCTGGGCCCAGGCCGAGACGATCAAGGGGCGCGCCGCCGACATCGCCAACTCGGTCGCGCGCAAGGCCGCGGCCATCTCCCTGGGCACGGCCGCGCTCCCTGGCGGCAGCGCCATTGAGACCGCGCTCCTGCGTCGCGGCGGTGCCGCCGGCGCGTCGCGCGGGCTGCTCGAGCGGATGACGCTTGGCGGCCTCAAGGAGGGCCTGGCCTCCGAGCCCCTGGAAGAGGGCGGCGGCGCGTTTGTGGGGGCGCAGGGCAAGCAGCAGGCCGGCCTGCAGGTGGATCCCCTCAAAGAGGCCGCATCAGCGGCTGGCCAGGCCGTGGCGCCTGCCACGATCGCGGGCGGTGTGTCGTCCATCCCGGGCGGGCGCGCCGCGCGCCTGGCCGCCGAGCCTGCGCCCAGCGTGCAGAACTTCACCCCGCCAGACTCGCCGACCAAGCAGGCCGGCCTGGTGGACATCGTTGTGCCGACGCCCGGCGCGGCGGAGATCAACCCGTCCACCGAGCAGCAGTTCGGCTTGGACAAGCTGCGCATGGGAGGCGTGGATGTCGGCACAGCAGGTGTTCCTGGAGGACTGGTTGCAGCGGGGGGTGGTGGCGGGGGCAGTCTCGCTGGCGGAAGCCTGGGCGCTGCAGGACCTGGCGTCCTTGCTGCCGCCGGGGGCGGAGGCGGAGCTGCCCAAGTTCCTGGAGCCGGTGATCGACCGGCTCTTCCTGCTGGAGGTGCCGCCGGCGAACAAGCTGCCGGCGTAGCCGCTCCGGCGAAGATCTGGGCCGGACGCGCGGGCGACGGCTACATGCAAGACCAGGATGCGCAGCAGGCTCTGCCCGGACTGCAGCGCAAGTACCCCGACCTGACCTGGAATCTCCAGCAGGACGCGGACGGGAAGTTCTTCTGGGCAGGCACGACGAAGGAGACCGACCTTGGCACGCAAACCCCTCAAGCCCAGCAAGCTCAAGCGCCGGGAGCAGCAGCAGCAGGCCAGGCAGCAGGCCTTGCACAAGGCGGCGCAGGTGGCCTCGCAGCGCCCGCCCGCCCCGCGGTTGAACTGTCTGATACTGAACGTGCCGGACTGAGGCTTGCCCCGACTGCGCCGGTGCGCGAGCTCAAGACGATGAACGAGCAGCTCGACAAGCAGCTCGGGGTCACGTTCTCGCCGGTGCGGGCTGCTGACCTGACCGACTCGCAGCGCCTGGCCAGCGCGGTGGCGCGCCTGATGGGCAAGACCCTGACGGTTGTGCACCAGGAGACCGGCGCGGGCGCGCTGCCCAACGGCATGATCAACAGCGTCGGGGGCAAGCACCTGTTCGTTGCTGACGATGCGGACGATGCGCCCCTGGCCATCACTGTGCACGAGGCCTATCACGGCCTGCCCGAGCCCCAGCGCAAGGCGCTGAACACGGCGCTGCTGGACCTATTCCGACAGGACCGCAAGGACAAGTTCCTCGACGAGTTCAGCTACACGCCAGAGACCTTCGAGGAAGAGGCCCCGGCGATGATGGTGCAAGCCATCAGCAAGCGCGAAGACTTCTGGCAAGAGCTGCGCACGAAGATGGGCAACAAGGAGTTTGGCGAGGTGGCCAAGACCATACTCGCCAAGCTCGGCGACATCCTGACCGGCGCCAAGAAGCAGTACGGCGAGGACTTCGTCAACAAGTACATCACCGACGTCGCGAAGGCGCGCGACCTGCTGACGACAGCCTATGCCGACGCGATGAAGGCGCAGGGACTGCAGCCCGACGTGGAGTTCACTAGCTCAACGGGTGAGCCAGTGGTGGCGTCTGCGCGCTCGCGCATCGGCATGGACTTCAAGGACGTCATCAAGCGCACGCCTGAGCTGCAGGCCGCGGCCGAGAGGGTCAAGGCCGGCGAGATGACGGCCGCCGAGTACGACAAGCTGGTCAACGAATACAAGCCCGTCGAGCCCTACACCTCGGTGCCGCAGCCGGCCGCCGACACGGAACTCAGGACGGCGCTGACCATCGACAAGGTGGACCGCATCGGCGTGCCGTCGAAGACGCTCAAGGCCGGCGACCCTGTTGGCCTTCGCCTGGACATCCCGGCCTACTCAAACCACGGCACCTGGGTGGTGTCAGTGCACCAGCAGGAGTCGGGCTACAACGCCGGCAAGTCGATCGGCTACGAGCCCGTCGCTGCTGCCACCAACGTCACGTTTGGCGTCGTCGAGAAGGCGGCCATGAACATCGCGGGCGGCAAGCCCAAGTCGACGATCGCCGTCATCAAGGGCGGATGGAAGCCCACGACCCCGGCCGAGGCCAAGCTCAAGGCCGACCAGGCGCTGAAGTCTAAGGACTGGGTGCAGGTCGGCATGGACCCCGAGCGGCACTCCTACTTCTACGACCGCAAGACCATGGAGCCCGTGGTCAAGGCGGACGAGGTCATCCAGGTCGGCCCGCTGGTGCTGGCCAAGAATCCGACCTACGGCAACAAGTCGGACTTCATGTTCAGCGCCCGGGCTCGCGAGCCGGTCAAGGTCAGCGACTACAACCCGAAGGCCGACAACTTCAACAACCAGCGCGACATGCCTGCGCTGCTGGCCGAGTCGGTGCCGGCAGAGACCATCGCCGCGGCGGACGGCTTCGTCGAGAAGTACTTCAAGGAGCGGCAGCCGGTGTCGGTGTCGCCTGAAGAGCGCCTTCGTGCCGAGATCCTGCTGAAGCCGAAGATGGCTGCGGCCGAGCAGGTCAAGCCGGAGTATGACCAGAAGGTCCTCAACATCGCGGCCCGCACCGGCGCGGCTGGGCAGATGCTCGCGCCCCTCAAAAGCCTCAAGCGCGCGGCAGAGAAGCTGGCGATTGAGGAGGGGTTCCAGGTCGACAACATCAAGGACCTGCTGCGCTCGACCATCGTTGTCGACAGCTACGCCGACGCGCCTGCAATCGTCGACGAGATCCGCAAGGAGTTCGACGTAGTCCGCATCAAGGACCGGGCCGGCGCGCTGACCGCGCAGCAGGGCGTGGAGCCGTCAGATCGGCAGGGGCTCGGCGGCTACGCGGACGTGCTGATCAACGTCAGGATGCCCAACGGCACGCTCGGCGAGATCCAGATCAACACGCCCGCCATGCTGGCTGCCAAGGATGGCCAGGGCCACAAGCTGTACGAGGCCGCTCGAGAGCAGCCCGATGGCTCGCCCCTGCGGGCCGAGATCTACGACGCGATGCGCGGGCTTTACGACGCCGCCTTCGCGGCGGCGAACTTGCGGCAGCCTTCTGCGCAGGCGAGGAACGAGGCTTCGGACATCGGGGCGCCGCGGGCGGGCAGCGAGGCGACGGGCACAAGCTCTTCGCCGGAGTCGGCGAGCTTGAAGACGGAGCCGTCGGGGAACGAGACGAACTCGTCGCCGGAGAAGTCGGCAACAAACTTGCTGCCGGCGGGGAAGGAAGCGGGAACTTTCATAGAACCTCCTGACGCAGCAAGTGTACCACAGACTTCACAAGCGCAAACAATTAAGCCGCGTCGCGGCACCGTGCGCGTCGGCGAATTCGACGTGCGCACGATGCGCGACGGGACGATCCTAGTCTATGGCGACTCTGCCACAATCCGCGCGCAGATCCCCGAAGATGTGCGCGGCCGCGTGGTGCCCGAGGGTGTGCTGTTCGTGACCTCCAATGCGCCGCGCGTGCGCGCGGCGCTGGAAGGCCGCAAGACGGCGTACAGCCGCGGCGGCCAGGTCACCGAGAAGCTGCCCATGAAGGACGGCAAGTACCTGGGCGCGCCCGAAAAGTACAACACCCCTGGAAAGATCGTCGCGCTGCGCAAGCAACTGCGCATGCTCACGCTGGAAGGGGAGCGCGGCCGCTACTGGTACGAGAACAGCGGCCTGGCAATCTTGCGCATGACTGGTGGCAACGTGCATGAGGCGCGCAAGTTCGTGGCCTTGCTGGCCATTTACAGCCCGCAGGCGCGTGTCGACAGCAACTCAACATTCGCGCTGCGCGCCTGGGCCCAGTACAAGGCGGGACAGCCGATCAGCGTAAAGACTGGCGTGCAAGACAAGAAGGCCACCGAGGCGATGGCCGACGTTGACGCCTTCTGGTCTGGCGAGAAGACGGGCAACTTCTTCTTCAACCTGCTGCGCGAAATTGACACCAGCACTGCCGGCAAGCAGGGCGCGACGATCGACATGTGGATGATGCGTGCGGCCGAGTACTCCAACGACGCGCCCACTGCCACGCAGTACGCCTTCATGGAGAACGAGACCAACCGCATTGCGCAGGAAATGGGCTGGGAGCCGCAGCAAGTGCAGGCCGCCATCTGGGTCGCGATGAAGGCTCGCATGGAAAACAAGGGTGTCAAGCAGAGGACCGAGGACACCAGCGAGAAGAAGGGCTGGATCCGCTTCGACTACCCCATGAAGAACGGGCGGCCATTCAAGACTCGTGTGATCCTGAAGGCTCAGGCTCACCGCGACAACTGGCTCAAGCATGCGATGGAGCATGTGCCCACAAAGGAGGACACCGAGCAGGCCAAGTTCGACTTCGCTGATGGAGTCGGGCGGCACATTGGTCAGCTCTCGTTCGAGGCCAGGCCTGGCCGCAGCACGGGCATTCTGGATGGGATCCACGCCGCCCCCTACGCTCAGCAGGTCGAGTTTCAACAGGCTGTCCAGCGTGCGTTCTACGACGAGAACGGCGTTGACATGCTGGCTGTGCAGCTTGGCCTGCTGTCCGAGCCCAGCGACATCATGCGCCCCGGCGTGTGGCAGGGCGACGTGTCACCCAGCACGCAGAAGCGCGTGGCCATGGCGCCGGCGGGGGGGGATGCGGGCAAGAGCAACGTCGACCCGGCACAGGCCGAACTGCTCAACGTCTATGCGTCCGTGGCTGGTCTCGTGGCAAGGCAGGAAGGGGTCGGCTGGCACCGGCCGTTCTACGCCGGCACCAAGCGCGATGCCAACGGTCTTGAAATCGACATTGGCAGGGCACTCAACCCGGCCGAGACGCGAGACCTGGAGGCGGCCATTGGCAAGTGGATGGATGACAACAAGCATGCCGACTGGCAGAACTCGTTTGCTCTCATCAGCTCGCCCACTGGCATAAGAGTTGTGAATTTTGGTATTATCACAAATGGCGTACTTCAATCCGAAATCGTGAAGGTTGCGGAGGGAGTGCTGCCGGATGGATCTGTGCGCGTGTTCGCCTCCAGCGGCGACATGCCAACCAACGATTGGAAGGCGAACCCCAATGGGCAAACTTACGTACAAAGGATTAGTGCCGCGGGACGATCCGATGTTCTCGACTGGGCCAGAAGTGTTCTCGCGCCTCGGGTCCAGCGAGTCTTCGAGCAGTTCGCCGAAAAGTACCAGTGGGGCGACCCCGGTCGAATCCAGTTCAGCCAGCGAGCCCGATCCGATGAAGCCGGCGCAGGACGCGATAGAGTCCTGGGGCAAGGAGAAGTTCGGGGGCAAGTAACCCCGAGCTACGGCACCCCCCGCGAAGGCGCGGCCTCCGCGGTCGGCTACCACTACAGCACGCAGCCGCGCACCAGCCTCTCCAGCGCCATGTACGGCGCCGGCCTGCGCGGTGCCGAGATGGCCCGCCTGGAGGGCGCAGATCCGCGCCTGAAGCAGCGGATCTACTTCTACATCGATCGCGGCACTGGCGTCAATCCTGAGGCCGGCGTGGGCGGCCAGGCGCATCGAGTCAACCTGCAGAACCTGTACGACGCGGACGAAGACGCGCTGCGCCTGCAGCGCGATGCCGGCTCGTTCAATGCTTTCGAGTCGGCGGTCGTCGACGCCGGTTTCGACGGGTACATGGTGCGCGACGCAGGGCCGTCCGGCAACGCGGTGCTGCTGGGCCAGCACAGTGTCCCCGTGGAGCAGCTCGGCGCGCAAGGGCGCATGCGGGGCGAGCAGGTGGCTGCAGCGCGCGAGCGCGTGCTGAGCGACGCCGAGAAGATCGCGAACAACAAGGCGCTGCCCGCCGGCCAGGTGTCCGGCACGCGCTGGGCGGAGCTCGTGTCTCGTGCAATGCCGGACGTCTACGAGCGCCTGGCTGACAGCCCGGTGTGGCAGTCGAGCAAGCCGATGTACCGCAGCGAGCTGGCTCGCGAGCTGCGGGCTCAGCCAATGTTCAGCAACCGCGCTCTCCCCAAGGTCTCGCCGCAGAGCGCTTTGAACGCAGACATCACCGCCGCCTCGGACAACCTGGCGCGGTATGTCAAGCAGGTCGGCCGCGGTGCTCAGCTGCCCAAGCTGACCATCGGCCGCCTGCCCCATGTGCTCAACATGCTGGGCGCGCGCACGCAGGACTTCGACATCGCGACCAGCATCGTCAAGAAGGTGTTCATCGAGAAGCACAAGGACGAGCTGCCCGACATCACGCCCAAGCAGCTCATCGAAGCGATCTACCGCCCGGCCATGGTGCTGAAGTCGAAGGACGGCGGCCCGCGCGAGTTCGAGCTGGTGCTGCCGATCACCAACGACAAGGGCGCCGTCATCGTCCCGATCAAGGTTTCGGTGGACAAGACCGACCCGACGGGCGCGGTGATGTCGATCTACGCCAAGGGCGTGTCGATCTCTGGCGGCAAGACGAACGAGCAGGTGCTGATGAAGCGCATCAACGACGGCAACCTGCTGTACCTGGATCCGGGCCTGGCCAAGCAGGCGCTGACGGGGCGCAAGACTGGCGACGCCAAGCTCAACGGCAGCTTCGTGTCCTGGCCTGGCGTGTGGCCCAAGCTGGAGAAGATGATCTCCGAGCGCAGGGTCAAGACCGACGTCAACCTGATGCGCTGGATCGGCGACAACTACAAGCCGAGCTCGTCGCCGCAGGGGTGGCAGGACGCGCCCGCGTTCAGCCGCCGGGTCAAGACCGACACCCCAGAGTTCAAGCGCTGGTTCGGTGACAGCAGGGCAGTCGTTGGCGTCAACGCTGAGACGGGCCAGCCGCTGGTGTCGTCGAGGGAGCCGAAGAAGCTCGTGCCGCAGGTGATGTACCACACCACCCGCAACGATTTCACTGAGTTTGAGATCGGCCGCATCACGAAGAACAGCGGCACGTTCGGCGACTGGGAGACGTCGCGTGCGGCGGTGTTCGTCACGCCCGAGCTCGAAGATTCTGAGGCCTACGGCAAGTCCGCGGGGCGGTTTGCCTCGGGCGCGAACGTGATGCCGCTCTACATCAAAGCTGAGAACCCGCTCGACATGACGGGCGGCTTTGTGTCGCAGCGCGTGGCCGACCAGTTTGAAGAGGTTGGAATCAACCCCCGCTGGCTGTACCAGTTTGACTGGTCTAAGTTTGACGACGAAGACGGCAAGGCGTTCGTCGAGGCCGCCAAGAAGCTGGGCTACGACTCGGTGATCTTCAACGACGAGAACCCGGACACCGGCGATTCGTTCGAGGCGTGGGCACTCTTCGAGCCCACCCAGATCAAGTCCGCCACAGGCAACTCGGGCGCGTTCGATCCGGCCAACCCGGACATCCGCTTCAGCCAGCGCGCCCGGGCCGTGAGCACTGAGGTCCCCGACCAGGACGTGTTCGAGGAGTTCGGCCGGTTCGCGGAGAACCGCATCGACGCCGACCGCGCGTGGGCCGACGGCGACCACGTCTTCGCGGTGGCCGAGATGGACGAGGAGCCGACCCCTGTCACCAGCCCGCAGATGCTGGCGGCCTACACGCCCGACCAGTTGATGATCATCCGCGCGCGGGACTGGTCACCGAGCGAGCCGGCCGCGCCTGACCAGGCCGAGGTGGCGTCGCTCTTCCGCGACCTGCAGGACGCTCGCGGCCTTGGCCGTGTGCGCGCGCTGGAGAGGGTTGACGCGCACCCGATGGCTGAGACAATCCGCCGCATCGACGAAGAGTTCATGGACATCCTGGAGCGGCTCGACGACGCCGGCCTGGTGAAGATTAACTGCAAGTGAGGTATCACAATGCCAATCTCCAACCTGCTCGACAAGCCCACCGAGGACATGCTGAACAAGGCTGTGCACGCCGAGCTCTACGCCTCGCACCTGTACAAGCACGTCGCCAACCAGATGCAGCGCGCCGGGTTCTTCGGCACGCAGAAGTTCTTCGCCGGTGAGAGCGCCGACGAGATGACGCACTACCAGCGGATCGCCGACTACATGAACGACCGCGGCACGATGGCCAAGGTGCCGGCGCTCGAAGCCTGCACCGAGGTGGCGGCCGACATCGTCGAGGCGATCGAGCTGGGCTACGAGACCGAGCTGCAGCTCATGCGTGACTACGAGGGCTGGTATCGGAACTGCAAGTGCGTGACGACCCAGCAGTTCCTGCTGCAATTCCTGGAGCTGCAGCGCAAGAGCGTGGGCGAGTACGGCGACCTGCTGTCGCGGCTGAGGATCGTCGAAGACGATGCCTGCGGCATGCTGCTGATCGACAAGGAGCTCGGCAATGGCTGAGTGCAGCTACACGTTCAAGACCGCGGAGGGCGAGGTCACCATCAACGGGATGGCCGAGATGAAGGCCTTCCTGGCCTTGAACGGTGTGGGGGCAATCGAGGGTGCGGGCGGTGCGCCCGTGCGGCGGCTGGCCGATGACGCCGCCAGGCAGCAGGAGTTCCTTGAAGGCAAGGCGCGCGAGGCCGGCTACGACTCGGTCGACGAGTTCGTCGACAAGGACTTCGCCGGCTTCTCTGACGCGGCCAAGCAGTGGCGCGAGGAGAACCCGGCCGAGGTGATGATGAGCCGGCGCGGCAAGCCGTCCTGGTTCCTCGGCCGCGACGACCTCGGCAACTTCACCTTCGGTGCCGGCGCAAAGGCCTACCGCTACGCGGCGGACGTGGCCAACCTCGTGCTTGACAAGGTATCGCTCAAGCCCATCGGCACCGACCTGTCGCGCGCGATGCGGCAGATGAAGGTGGAGATCGACAAGGCGCGCGATCTCACCGCCGACGTGGCCGTCAAGCTCGGCGAGCTCCCGCAGCAGGAGCGCGAGATGATCAGCGACGTGATCGAGGGCGAGCTCAAGCGCGGGGCCAAGCCGCCGAAGCGGGTGCTGGAGCTGGCGGCCAGCATGCAGGGCATCATGTCCGAGCAGACCGCCGAGCTGGTGCGCCTGGGCATGCTGAGCGAGGATGCGGCCGGCCGGTGGGACGGCAAGTACCTGCCGCGCTTCTACGAGTCCAAGCTCAAGGACGAGAGCAAGGCCTGGGCACGCGCGGCCAAGGCGTTGCTCGGCCGGGCCAAGACCATGCAAGGCATCGGCGGCTCGAGCCTCAAGGGCCGCGGCCTGTTCCAGACCATCCCTGTGGGCGACCTGGAGTCCTGGCTGGCCGAGGGCTGGGAGGAGCGCGACCCGAACTTCAACCCCGACACCGACACCGAGATCACGGTCTGGCGCGACTACACGCGCCAGGAGCGCGACGACATGGGCGAGATCCGGGACTCCATGTTCCGGTTCGTCATGGGCTACAACAAGAGCCAGCGCGACATCTCGCTGGGCCGGCTGTACGAGAGCCTGGCCGACACGGTGGCCAGCAAGAAGGAGAAGGAGGGCTACGTCCAGGTGCCGCGCACCAACATCGAGGACACCTACGCCAAGCGCTACGGCAAGCTGGCCGGCATGTGGGTTCCGAAGGAGGTGCTCGACCACCTGAGCGCCTTCGACGACTCGATGCAGAACGAGCTCTTGAAGATGTACCTCAAGGGCATGAGTCTGTGGAAGGAGGGCAAGACCGTCCTCAACCCGGTGAGCCACGCCAACAACGTGCTGTCCAACGTGACCATGGCGCACTTCGCTGGCGTCTCGTACTGGGACGCGCACAAGTACGTCGGCGCCGCGCGCGACATCGTGAAGAACGTCGACATGCTCAAGGAGGCGAAGGACGCCGGGCTGTGGCTGGGCACCATGACGCAGACCGAGCTCGTGTCCCTGCTGCCCGACCAGCTCAAGGTGCTGGCCGCGAAGGCTGAGAGCAAGACCGGCCAGGCTGCAGAGGGTGTGTGGAACGCGCTGTCGTTCTGGCTGCGCAAGCCCATGGGCAAGGCCTACGAGGCGGAGGATCTGTTCTTCCGCTACCTCATCTACCGCGAGGCGCGCACGAAGGGCCTGTCGCCAGCGGAGTCCGTCGACTACGCGCAGAAGTTCATCTTCACCTACGACGACCTGCCGAAGAACGCGCGGCGCATCCGCGACTTCGCCCTGCCGTTCTTCGCCTACACCTACAAGGCTGTCCCGGCCATGGCCGAGACGGCGCTGACCTACCCGTGGCGCTACGCCGCGCCGGCCATGGCGCTGTACCTGGCCAACGCGGCGATGTACTCCATCGCGGCCGGCGCCGGCGAGGACGACGACTGGTGGGAGCTGATCAAGCGGCGCTTCACCGACGAGGACTTTGCCGAGAAGGCCAAGGCCATGGAGGCGTCCGAGCGCAAGAACCTGCCGGAGTGGATGAAGGGCGCCAGCATGACGCTGGGCACCTACAAGTCCATCCGCCTCGGCATGGACGAGGCCACCGGCCTGCCGGTGTTCCTGGACGTCAGCCGGATCTTCCCGGGCGGCGACATGTTCGATGCGGTCAATAACGCGGGCGGCGTGCCGCTGCTCGCCCCCATCACGCCGAACAACCCGATCCTCACGACGGCCTACGCGATGCTGGCCAACAAGGACACGTTCCGCGGCAAGGACATCGTGACGAAGGCGGACACCGATGCGGAGGCTGCGAAGAAGCGGGCCGAGTGGGCGTGGAAGCAGTTCACCCCGGCAATCGCCGTGGGCAACACACACTTCGAGCGAGCGATGAACGTGATCGCCAACCAGGTCGGCGAGCCGGTCAACCTTGGCATCGCCGAGTACACGGGCATGGACAAGCAGGGCCAGCCGGTGTCGCTCTTCTACTCCGCCCTGAACACGGTCGGCATCAAGGCCAGGCCCATCGACCTGGAGCTGTCCGAGCAGATCCAGCGCTCGCAGACGCAGGCCCTGATCCGGGAGATTCAGGCGCAGATGAGCAGCCTGCGGCGCCAGGCTGCGAAGGGTTCGATCTCGCAGGAGGCTGCCGACCAGCAGACCGAGCTGCAGCGCCTGAAGATCGAGCGCCTGCGCGAAGGCCTTACGGTGGAGGGAGAGGAGCGGCCGTAGCGTGGATGGCTCGGCGCATGGCCTCCTTGGCCCTGTGCCTGGCCTGCCGCTCGACCGCGGTGAGCTTGGCTCGCCTGGCGTCCCGCCCGGGCCCTAGCTTGTAGACCTTCAAAGCGTCGCGGCCCAGCGCGTCCTTCTCGTACATGCAGATGTGCGCAGCGCCTGCGCGGTGCAGCTCTCGCGTGTACTCCAGGACCGTGACGTAGTGCAGCCCGGTCTGCTCGGCGAGCTCGGCGCAGGTGTACGCGCCGTCGAGCAGGAGCTTGATCAGCTTGGCCTGCGTGAAGGCGTTGATCTTGAAGATGCGCCGGCCCTTGTTGCTGGGCGGCATCAGACCTCCTCCCCGCGATCGTCGTAGGTCACGGTCGACGTATCACCCAGCCGCCACTTCGCGTACTGCTCGACGCGGTACTTGCGCGTGGCCACCTTGAAGTCTGGGAACTTCATGTCTTTCGGGTTGAAGGCTGGGTCGTAGAAGCGGCAACGGTTGTTCGGCTGCAGCGCGATCTGCCCGTTGTCGAGCGTGATCACGTTGTAGCCCTTGTGCTCGTCGACCGTCTCGCTAAAGGTGAAGTCCGGGATGCGCGGGTCGGGATTGCAAGTGTCAAGCGTGAACTGATAGACGCCATGATGCGTCTGCTTGTCCTTGCCAAAGAACTCGCAGCGCAGACCCTTGAGGAGCGGCTTCTCCACCACCTCGACGTGATAGCTCATCGCGTCCCAGATCTGCAGCACGTCCAGCGGCAGCGGTTGACAGCCCAGCATGTAGTCCGTCGATCGCCACAGGAACGCGCTGATCGGCAGCTTGTCGTACAGCGCGCCGTACTCTGGCAGGTAGGTCTCAAAGCGGAAGGCCTCCCCGCGGATAGCCTTCACGCTGACCCAGATCCCCCCGACCAGCGGTGCGTCCTTGTCGCACTGAAAGTCGTAAAGGAACTCCGGGCGCACCATCACCTTCAGCGGCGGCAGCGGGCAGACGAAGCTCATGCCGCCTCCTTGATGAACACCCCGTCCTCGCGCAGGAACCCCTTGCGATCCTTGATCTGGTCGTAGGCGTGGGCCAGCGCGTCGAGCAGGTCGACGCCGGCCAAGTCTGCGCCGATGATCAGCGTCACCAGGATGTCGCCGTAGGCGTCGAGAGCCTCGGCCTTGTTGCCGCGGTGCAGCGCCGACATCAGCTCGCCCAGCTCCTCGTGGGTCTTGATGGCCTGGGCCATGGCGGTGCTGTTCGGGACGATGCGCCGGGCCTCGGCCCAGCGGATGACGGCGATCTCGGTCTCGCGGTAGCTTGGTCGGTTGTTCATGCTCCAGCCTCCCCATCAGCGGCGCGCTTGGCCCGCAGCCACTGGGGCAAGATCGCGTACATCTTGCCGTCGTGGTCGATCAGCATCGGCTCGGTGACGTTGTCCTGCCGGGTGACGTGGCAGCCGTGGATCTCGCCAGGCTCGAAGCCGGGCTCAACGCCCATCTCCTTCCTGACCTCTTCCATCCACCAGCCTGGCGCGGCGATGACCGGCAGCGGGGTCTCGCTCCACCTCTCCGGGGGGATCTTCTCCTTCAGAGCCTGAAGGGCGTGCTGCACGTTGGCGATGGCGTAGGTGGCGCTCATGCCCGGCCCTCCGCCAGCTTGCTGCGCAGCTCGTAGCCCATCAGCGGCCACACTTTGTTGACCGCGTTCTGCCGGGCAATCTTGCGGCCGATGGCGGCGTCGAAGTTCTCGGGCGAGGCGCACGCGCTCTCGCCCGTGACGGTGAAGCCGTTCCTCAACACCAGCACGCAGAAGGTCAGGAGGTGCAGCGGGCTGTTGGTGGTCAGCATGGGCACACTGTCCGCGTCTTCTGCGCAGACAGCCACGCCAGCTAAGCCTTGCGCCGCCGTGAAGTAGTGCTCGCCGACGATGTTTGCCTCGATGTCATCCGGCGTGATGCGCGGCGCGGTCAGGCCCTTGGCTCGGATTTCTTGCTCGATTGCACCATCGTCGGTGCGGGGGGATTGGACGTTGAACATCGGTGCTTCCTTCGCTTCTAACTTTCAGGGGTTGTGCCCAGCATTGATGCGGCCCGCTGGGTGATGGGCGTCTTTGGTTTCCAGCTCGATGAGCTTGTCGATGTAGTGCCTGGCCTTGCGCAGGTCCTCGACCCCGCCCTTGTCGCGCCAGCGGGTGACGTACTTCACGACGTTGCCCTCGAAGAAGCCGAGGCCGTTGGCCGCGACATAGTCCCACGGCTCAATGGCCTGGGTCTTGTAGTGGCTGCCCGCCACCTGGATCTCGTTTGCGCTCATGGTCAGAAGGGGATGAAGTCGTAGGTCCACTCGTCGCAACCAACCGGCACCACCTCTGGTGGGATGGTGACCTCAAACTTTCTGCAGCGGGGGAGAGTGGTGAAGCAGTAGTGGTCGCAGCTCTGACACTGGACCTTGATCGAGCGCAGCCTATTGAGCTCGCGCTCGTGCAGCTCGACGCGGATCTTGAGCTCGGCTTTGTTCATGGCGCGTCGCCTTTGGTGATGCGCAGTTGAGGGGCCTGCAGCTCGGGCCTGTCTGGGGCAAACTTTGCAGATCCGATCGGCTTGATGACGAGGAGGATCTCAACGCGCTCGTCCATCGCGTCGAAATCCCTGCGGCGACGAAGTTCCATGTGATGCAGCAGCCAATCGGGCGCGACATTGGCAAGCAGCGGCTTCAGCCGATCCTCGAACTCCTTGAACACGGCGCGCGAGTGCGCGTCGTCGTATGCGGTATAGGTCATGCTGCTACCTTCTCCCACTGGTGCGAGACAACGGTCGGGTACTGACCGCTGCGATTGACAATGATGGCCGCCGGCGCGCGCAGGATCTTGTCGTCGAACTCCAACCACTCCAGGGCCTGGCCGACGCTGACAGGGATTTCGTCGATCTTCGAGCGCTGCTTCCACCAGGACTCCGCCTTGCGTCGCGCGTAGCCCTCGTGGCTCAGGCAGATCCACTCCTTGGCCGCGCACATCATCCCGTCGTAGTACTCCACGCGCAGGCTCTCCGTGCTGCCCGGCTTGTGGTGCATCCGGTAGCGCACCTCGGTGACAGGCACCACCTCGAACGAGCTGCGCTGCTGGCTGAGGATGGCCGCGTTGGACGCCTGCGCCGTGTGCTTGATGCGCTCGGGCTCGGGGAACAGGTAGCCGCAGTCGATGCACTCCGGCGCGGCTGCAGGGTTCTGGCTGCCGCATTCAGGGCACAGCTTGTGCGGCGCCTGGCCCTTGCCCTTGGCGCTCGGCATGCGGCCCTTGACCTCGTCGACCGGCCCCATCTCGACGGTCGTGTCGGTGAAGTCCGCCCACAGGCAGTTCTCCTTGCCGGGCGCGATGCGCATCCCGCGGCCGGCGATCTGGACGTACAGCACCGGGCTCTTCGTAGCGCGCAGCAGCGCGATGAAGTCGACCTCCGGCACGTCGAAGCCGGTGGTCAGCACGGCCACGTTCACCAGGCAGCGGATCCTGCCCCCGCGGAAGGCCGCAATGAGGCCTGCACGCTCTTGTTTCGGGGTCTCCGCACTCACCACCTCAGCCGCCACGCCGCGGCGCTTCAGCGCGTCCCTGACGTGCTCGGCGTGGCTGATCGTCACGGCGAACACCAGCCACCGCTTGCGGTCGTGGGCGAGCTCGACGATCTCCTGGCAGGTGGCCTCGACCAGGTCTTCCCGGTCGGTGACCTTAGCCAACTCACTGACGACGTAGTCGTCGCCCGAGGTGCGCACGTCGCGCGCGTCGACCCTGGCCACGGTCGGTGCCGGCACGAGGGGCGACAGGAACTCCAGGCCGAGCAGCTCCTTCATCGTCACCCGCGTGGCGATATTGGTGAACAGCGCGTCCTCGCCAGCCGTCAGCCACACACCGTTGCCGCGGAAG